CTGCGTAGAAGAGGTGTTCTGCCCTGTGCGGATGACATGCTCAAGCAAGTCAATGGTATCTGTAGGTAAAGCATACGTGGCAAGTCCCGGAGTAAGGTTGATTACACCCTGCTCCATAGTCCACATGTTGATGCCTTTGTTCTGCCACTCTATGGTCATTAGGTTCATAGACCTACGTGCTGTACGTAAGTCATAACCTGAACGCATCTCCCGCCCAGCCCTCTCCCACGCTTCCTCGGCAATCTCCGTGAAGTCCATATTGAAGAGCGTTGAGCCGGTAGTGGTCATCTAAATCCTGCCGTTTTCTTTGCAATGGTTTTTGGTTGGGCTACAAACTGTTTGCCTGCCGCCTTGCCTGCACGTTTTGCTTTGGTTGTAGCTGCGTACTCAGATGATGATAAAGACTTGATAGCCGCTTCGGGCAAATACCGCTCCCCCGTCTTGCTAGACGGTTTGCCAGACTTAGTGCGCCATTTCTGGTCGCCCCAATCTTTTACGCAAATCTGGCTTGGTGTAGTTACCAGCAGCATTGACTTTACCGCCTTCAGCGTACTGCGTGAAGTCAGTGTCATCACGGCGAGCTTTACGCTTGCCTTTGGACATTTTACTGGGGAGCATTGCTCCCATTCCACGGCTTGCCATCATTTTGGATTACCTTTGGCTTTTTTGGCTAGAAACAATTTATCAACCATTTCTATCCGTTGAGGTTTAGTTGTAACCTTGTTAATAATACCCAACCGCTTAGGCTTACTCGCGCCGTAAAACCCAGCCTTCTTTAAAGACTTAACTACTTTAGCAGCAGGTTTTACGGTTGCCATATCAGCACATCTTTCCGCGTGTTTTACCTTTGGTAGCAATACCATCTGCACGGCTAGAAGCTGAATTAACAGAGCCACCGCTCTTCATGCCTTTAGCACGATTTTTTAATAGTGCTTCTTCTTCAGGACGACGACCACTTCTAATATTTTTAGGGTCAATAAGTCCTTCGTCGTCAAAACGAGGGCCACTTCTAATATTTTTAGGATCAATAAGTTTAGGAGTAGGATTTTTTTCTTTACGACGTTTCAAACCTTGTTTAGCATTCAAATAATCACGCAAGTTGTCATAGCCTGATTTGGCTAATTCTTCTTTGGTAACAACTGCTGGCTTCGGTGCTTTTACAGTTCTACTGGAACCGGGGCCACCAAAACCTTGATTCCCAGACTCAATAATTTTGCCTGCATCTCTTGCGCCTTCAGCTTCAGCCCGCATACGTTCTTTGGCACTGTTGATACGCATTTCAGCTTGACCTACGTCATACGCCTCTTTCATACCCTCATTGCTATCGCCAACGGCCTCACCAACATCTTCATTATCAGGTAAGCTAACTTTCATAATATTCCCCTTAGCAGGCTCTGCCGCCCTTGTTCATGGTAATCATCTTGCCTTTGGTTTTACCTTTGGACGCAACACCATCTCGAGTAGAGGAGGTTTTAACTGAACCCATCTTAGATGGAGCCATACCGCCTTTAGAAAGCTTGGTCATTTCTGCGCCTTTGTGCAAACGGCCTTCGTGTTTGTTAACGGCCTTCTGCATCATGCCTTTGTCAGACTTTACGTCTTTGTGGACTTTACCACCGTGAGCCATCTTGCCTTTGCCGTCAGCAGCAAAGTCAGGAACCATCTTGCCGCCCTTGTTGACCATAGTCATACCGCCGTCAGCATATCCGTTCATATTCATTTTTTTCATATCGCCACCTTGTTTAAAAGTTTTGCCTTTATCGGCTTTGTTGAACTCTTTGCCCACAGATTGTGGAACGCCTGCTTTCTTGGCAAACGCAGGATTGTGCGCCACTGCCGCCATGAAATTGTGTTGCTTCTTACTTGTGCTTGGCATCATCAGCCTTTTTGAATAAGCTGATCAATCTTTGCTTCAAGCTTGTTAAAGCGTTGGTCAATGTGGTTTGTAATTCTGTCAACTTCTGCTTGAGTAACGTTATCACGAGCAACCTCCTCACGGGTTTTGTTCAACAGGATCGTGACACGAGCCAGTTCCCTGAACTTTTCATTCATCATGTAGCCAAGCAAACCCATCACCAAAGTTAGGATTGCTGACCATGCGGTGTTTAAATCTAACAATTCCAAGCCCTCAATGCTTTATTGATGCGTGAATCTGGATCGTTGGCTGTCTTTGCACTCGTTAGCTTCTTTTTCATCCCGCCCATCCTCGCACAGAAAGAATCGCGCCGAGATCCGCCTTCGGGCTGGGGAGCCTTCAAGTTCATACCTTGCGCTTTTGCGGAGGCTCGACCTTTGGCGTTCAAGCCACCCTTCTCGGACTTGCCCTCTTTCCTCTGCCATGCTGGAGACTTAGCCATAATAAATCTGCGCTGCGTCAATTGCGCTCATGTAGGCATAAATCCCATTGACTGCCAACACGCCTTCGCCGGGAATAATGGGAGCGTTTTGGAATTCATCTGATGAATGGCTTTCGTAAGTCATTAACCAACGATTTGCGCCACTTACGTACAAAGCCGCAGTAGAAGTTATGCTTCCAGTGTTAATGTCATTTAACGTAAACGTGTCAGCGCCTGTCTTAGTAATTGTGTAATTACCGTCTGTGGCTGAAACGCCTGCATTGCTGGCAAAGTGAATACCAACAACGTTTCCAGTTGACAACCCGTGAGCAGTTTTGGTAACAGTTACAACCGTGTTTGTACGAGCATAAGTTACGCTTGAAGTTACTGGGGCTGTGGTTGTATCAAACAAAACCAAAGTTCCGCTACCGCCGTAAAAAGAAACGCCTTTTACACGGTTCCGCCCAAGAACAAAAAAACCACTTTGGTTTAAATGCCCTTGTTTTACATCATATTGCATCGTCATTTTGCTGCTCCAATTCCGGTGCGTCTAGCCTGTTTATAAGCATCTTGTACGCTTGGATTGTGGCTTGAGCCTGAGTCAAAAAAGTTTGGGCCTTCTGTGCTTCAGTCTCAAGTTCACGAATCTCAGTCTCCAAGAATTCCTTGGTGATCTGCATTAGGCTACTGCGCTAGCAACAACCAAAAAGTAATCAGCACCGGCAATACGAACTCTGAGGCCACCAGCCAAAGTGCTTGAGCTAGTAGCCGCAGTGAACAAGCCTGTACCTGTACCAACGTTCATCAAGCGAGTCATCTTGCCTGTGCCAGCACCCGAGTCAGTTACGCGGATGAAAGCACTTTCAGCACCAAGAGTTGTGCCAGAAGCAAAGTCAGTATCCAACTGCAAAGCAGCCAATGTACCGCCGGGAGCGGCAACAGCAGCACCAATGGTTGCACGGATTGCGTTAGCCGCACCAGAAATTGTGCCGCCCGTGTTAATTGAAGTAGAAATATGAGCACCGTTGATTGTGCCGCCTGTAGCGCCGTTAGCACCCGTTACTCGGGTCAAAGCACGAAATGTTTCGCCTGAACCTGTAGAGGTAAAAGTCAACCGGTTATACGACAAACGTGTATCGCCGGTAGCGGCAGAGGTCGTAGCGTAAGATTCAGAAATATTGCCAGCAGTTGTTACTGCAATGGGGGAGGTTGCTGTGCCGCCGATAAAACCGTTTAACGATTTGACTGGGCCGGAGAATGTGGTCAATGCCATGATTTTTCCTTACATACAAGTTAAGTGCATTAGTCTGTATGTCGTCAGCCGGGACTGTCTAATGCACCGGAAAACCCCGGATGTGTATTTATACCACTACGTTTAAACCAATGCAACAAAAAAGGGAGCCGAAGCTCCCCTTTTTTTTAATGCCTATTAAGCGCCGGGTGAACCGAACACGCCCAAAGGATCTGACACGCCAAAGCTGTAACGCTCACGGGCTTTGTAACGAACGTTACCTGTGTCAAAGTCACCGTCCATGCCTGTAGACATGGGGGTACGCACGAAGTGCTTCAAGCCGTTAGGCACATCTGTACACAGGAACCAAGCATTGGTGTCTGTCAGATAGTGGTTAACGGTGTAGCCTTCAGGGATTGAGCCGTTGTTCTTCAATGCGTTGATGTCATTGTCGGCTGTAGAAACGCGGAGTTCGGTTTCCAACAAACGAGTAGCAACGAACATCAAAGAAGGAGGAACAATCAACTTACGTGGCTTTGCAGCGATCAGCAAGCTACGCTCATCTGTCCAAGCAGCGATCTGAATAACAGCGTTTTCCAACGATGTTTCATTCAAGTCGGCAGGAGTAGATGGTGTATTGCTGTTAACGCCACCAGAAACCAAGGGGTGTGCTGTCGAGAACAAAACTTGACCGTCACCGTAGGTTGGGTTGCCAGAACCGGTAAAACCTTGGTTCAGAACAGCCGCAGCCTTAACTTGCTTGGTGTAAGCCATACCACGGGCCAAAGCCTTGGTATAACGTGAAGACAAGCTGTCGTACAAGTTATCTTCCACAGCTTCCTCTGTGATGGCAAAGCCCATCGCAATGGTTTCGTGGGTGTAACGTGCAGTAAATGCTTCCTGTGCATTGTCATAAGCGATGGCAGAACCC